TTGTTTTATTAAGTTAATGGAACTCTATTATCTTCATTATACTTTACTGTGTTAATCCAACCCCTACTATATGCTTGAGAAACAATTTCATCTTTAGATCCAGGTATTGATTCATTTATTTCAAAAAATTTATCTACCGCAATTTTTACAATTTCATCAATCGCTATTCTTGCTCTTTCTTTCATGGCATTTTCTACCCAATCTTGTGGTTCGTAAGCAATATATTCCATTGCTAATTTTTCTGTGTCTGTTAATGTTACTGTATAATTCATATATTTTTATTTTTTATTAATGTAATAGATATCCGTAAAATTGACTATATCGTTGGGACGAAGATGTATGCATGTTTCCATTAGTACCATAACCAGAAACTTCTATATAATCTCCTGCTGTTAAACCAAAAACCCATGAAGGAAAAAATGTAATATATTCTGCTGCTGCCGTTGGTAAAGACAATCTTTGTTCGGTAAATACTGAACCATTTTTATTTAAAAAAACGAACATTGTTCCAGTAGTACTGATTTGAAACCAACCCTTCCATCCAAATGCGTAAACTCCCGTAATAGGTGCGGTAAATCTAGAGTTAGCTGTATTATAATGGTTTCCTCTATTAATCGTTGCGGTTTCATAAGTTAATTTTGTGTCACTACTAGGTGATTGATTTTCAGTTTTATGAGCAACAAATGATGGTTGATTTGGTAATGTAACATATCCACTGTTAGTAATCTCCAATCCTGTTGTCCACGATATAACACCATCTGCCGTACCATTACCAGCCATACCCATAGAAATTCCACCACCATCTTGTCCAATGTATGTTGCAGGTTGTGATGAATTTCTATATGCAAAAACCCCACTTGCATTTGTATATGCGTTTGATGATAGATATAATTGATTTTGCGTGTTAGTATTTGAAAACAAAACCTGTCCTCTTGGAAACACAACACCACCATATTGCGCTGGCCCAACATATGAATAATTTGTTGATCCTGCTGAAATATTACTATTTGTAATTAATGGCATATCTTATAATTTTTTAAGTGTTTCCACATTCAGTCAAGTTTATATTTATAAAGAATATGCTCTTACTATAAAGTAAAGATATCCATTACTATTAGAATTTCCGTAATTGTTTATCCAAAGGGTTCTACCAACACTAGGTACCATAACACTACTTTTCCATATACCATAGTTTGGAGTATATCCATCGGATTCACCATTATAAGTTAATAAAGCAACATCTCCTTGTGTAAGGTTACCAAACTCACTTGCAGGATTATTTCCTCTAGTGTCTACCCAATTTTTTTGACTTCCAAAATTAAATCTAGTTAACATAAAATTTTGATGGTCTGATATGTTTGCTGTGATGAATATATCCGCCAATAACCATCTTGCGGTGGCCGGTATACTTACACTACCAACTGTATATTGTGCATTAATAGTAGCAGTATATGCAATATTTGTTGCGGTTGGTCCGATTGGAACCATTTGAATTATTCCCGTACCGTTTTGCCTAATTTGTCCTGAAAAATTTACATTTTGTGAACTATCTATTGTAATAGCTGCGGTGTTGTTTGTCGCTAAATACATAGAATTGGCACCTTCTGCATGTAATGTTAAACCTCCATCTAAATTTGAATAAAAATATGCTCCATTTGCTCTGTATTGATTTGATGGTGTATATTGACTACCAAATAACGCTACACCTGCTGAGTTGGTACCAACATCATTTCCTAATTGAACATTTGAATTTGAAGTTGATAAAGTGTTTACAAATCTTGCAGTTAAACTACTACCACTTACTAATAATGAACCGGTAATAGTTGTTGTACCACCTATAGTTGCTATTCCTAAATTATTTAATGGCATCTCTTAAGATTTTTTAGGGGTAGCAACATTAGAGTCAACTTCGGTTAAAGCAAACTTGTATACTTTACCCTTCTTATTATTATATAAGAATAAATCATCTTCACCTTCCACTATTGTCCAATCACCAATTCCGTTGTTTAAGGATAAATCCGATGTATAAATTGTTCCCCAACGTGCAGTTGCTGAACCTAAATTATATGTTCCCGTTGCACCACCTGGTATAATACTACCTGTTACATTCATATTGGTAGTTAAAGAAACAACTGTACCACTATCTGTGATACTTGAATTACCTACTGTTGATGCACTTGTGAATTTAACTAACGTATTATTAGTTCCTGATACCGATACTGATGTTCCACTAGAACCTGACGTACCAGAACTTCCACTAGAACCTGAAGTACCAGAACTTCCACCAGAACCTGACGTACCTGAAGAACCAGAACTACCACTAGTTCCTGAAGTTGCAGCAGTGTATGAGGTACCATTAATTAATAATGAACCTGAGACACTTAAACTACCTGTGAATTGATGTAAGTCATCATTTGTGTCACCGAACTTAGTTGATCCTGAAGAATACATAACAGATGAAGTTACATATGTCATATATAATTCATCCACAGTAATTGCACCTTTCACTTTTAATGAGCCGGTGATTTCAACATTTTTAGTTGCAGACCATATAGACCCTGTTTGTGCAAATATTGAATCTCCACTAGAACCTGAACTACCAGATGAACCACTAGAACCTGAAGTACCACTTGTTCCGTTAATACCTGATGTACCACTTGTTCCTGATGTTGCAGACGCGTATGATAAACCACCAATTGTAATACCATTTGTAAAATTAGCCGAACCCGATACAATAATATCATCGGCAAAAACAACACTATTACCACCTGAACTTAATATTTTAAATCCATCTTGAATTAGAATATTTCCTCTAACATCAACCGAACCCGTTGTTGGGTCAATTAATATATTACCGCCACCAGATGATTTTAATTGAATGTCTCCGTCGGCAGTTTGAAATGTAATTGTATCTGTACCACTTTCTAAAATCTTAATTGATTGACCGTTGTCAGTTGTGATTTGTAATTCTTGATTTGTTGAACCTAAAACTTTTTGTCCGTCAATATATAATGATGCACTTGATAAATATAAGTGTCTAAATGGATTTGTTTCACTACCTAAGTCATAAGATCCACTACCAACAGGTATTAAAGAACCACTAAATGTTTGGTTACCTTTAAATGTATTTGAACCTGTGGTTGCAAATCCTAAGTTTGTTCCTTGAACACTTGAACTTACAATTCCACTTCCATTTAATGCTGATGATAAATCAACCGCTCCACTAACTAAATGTCCACCCTTAACGATGTTTACACTACCCGATACAGGTGATGAGAAATAAACATTAAGATTATTATTATCAACCGATTGTATTTCACTCGGTATTATTACTCTACCATTGTTATCCCACACATTAACAACAGGATATCTTTCATCTAAATTATGGAATACAGACCAAGTTGTTGCAGATGCAAATGTTTCACTTTTACCCCCTATACCATCTCTACCACTTGTACCTGAAGTACCTGAAGAACCGTCACTACCTGAAGTTCCAGTAGCACCACTTGTTCCTGATGTACCACTAGTACCATTAACACCTGATGTTCCACTTGTTCCCGAAATACCACTTGTTCCTGAAGTACCCGCAGTTCCAGCACCACCCACAGTTACACTCACCAAACCTATTTGATTTGATGGGAAATAAACATTTAAATTATTGTCATCTATTGCTTGTATTTCACTTGGTATAACAACATATCCATCACTATCAAATACAGTAATTGATGGATATCTTTCACCCATTTGGTGATTGAATGACCATGTTGTTGATGGTGTACTAAAATTTTGTGTTTTTGTTTGTCCGTCTAATATAACCGCATTTAACGCGTGTGATGCTGTTAATGCATATGATGAACTACCAGCAAATTGTGATGATACAGATGATGTATAATTGTTAAAATCTGTTTCATTTAATTTACCTGTACCGACAACTTCACCATTCAAATATAATGAACCTGTAACTCTTAATGCACCTGTAAGGTACATATCTCCACTTTCATGAAGTAATAAATTTCTATTACCATTTCTACTGAAAACTAAACCATCAATATCGGTTGTTAAACCTCTTGCAGCACCAATTGTCCAATTCTCATTAGACCAATTAAATCTTATACCTGAAGCTACTCTATCAGGTGTATTAAAACTCGCTTCATTGTAAACTGAACTTGATGGAACAAATGCTTGAACATTTGCCACAGAGTCTGAACCTGAAATTACTAAAGATGTTAATGATGTATTACCTGTTACTTGTAAAAGTCCATTTACTAAAACTGAACCTGTAACTGTTTCTGTACCGTTTAATCTGATACTACCACTTAGATTTATTGAACCTGTATTCGACGCGTTGGTCACAATAGCTTCCTCAACTGTTGGGGATAATGCACCTGAAACGGCCATAAATATTTTACCGTCACTTGTGTTTAATGCTAACTCTCCTAATTGTAAGTTGGAATTGGTCGGTTTTTGACCGGATACACTACTTCTACGTAGTTTTACTATTTGTGCCATATGTATGGAATACTTAAAAATCTATGTGGTATATACCACGTTTAATGACCTATATAGGTCTTTTATAAATAGTTCTTATAAACAAAAAAGGAGACTTTTTTATTGTCTCCTTCTGTATAATTTATTTTCAAATTAACAACCATAAACTAATGATCCTATTACTCCACCACTAATTGAATATACATTAGGACCATAAGTATCTGCAACATATGCATCCGCCACAAAGCTAGTTAAATATATGTTTTCAAATAAATAATATCCTCCAATAGTACTAAATCCAGAACTATTATAAGCGGTTTGTGCTTCTTCAGTACCTACATAAACAATTTTTTCTCCTGAACCATTACATGCTGATGTTATTGTATCCCCTCTACCATTAAGTGTAATTGGAAATCCTTGAGGTGCAGGTGTTGGTGTTGGTGTACTGGTAGGTTCTGGGGTTACAGTTGGTGTACTAGTAGGTTCTGGAGTTACTGTAGGAGTCGGTGTAGGTGTACTAGTTGGTACTGGTGTTACTGTAGGAGTTGGAGTTGGTAATGGAGTTGCAGTTGGTGCTGGTGTTACTGTTGGCGTACTAGTTGGTAATGGTGTTACCGTCGGTGTACTGGTTGGTAATGGTGTTGGTGTAGGAGTTGCCGTTGGTGCCGGTGTAACTGTAGGTGTACTGGTTGGTAATGGAGTTGGTGTAGGTGTACTAGTAGGTAATGGAGTTGGTGTAGGGGTTGCTGTTGGTGCTGGTGTAACTGTAGGTGTACTGGTTGGTAATGGTGTTGGTGTAGGAGTTGCCGTTGGTGCCGGTGTAACTGTAGGTGTACTGGTTGGTAATGGAGTTGGTGTAGGTGTACTAGTAGGTAATGGAGTTGGTGTACTAGTAGGTACCGGTGTACTAGTTGGTTCTGGTGTTGGGGTACTAGTAGGGACTGGTGTTGCAGTTGGTTCTGGTGTTGGTGTACTAGTTGGTTCTGGTGTTGGGGTACTAGTAGGGACTGGTGTTGCAGTTGGTTCTGGTGTTGGTGTTGCGGTTGGTGCTGGTGTCGGGGTTGGGTCTGAACAATTGAATAAAATAATATTTGTTGGGTCAACATCAAATGAAATATAAAGATAAGGGTCAATTGTTAAGAAATTATCCGTATGTTGTCCTGGTTGTAATGTAATGTTTGTTATGTAGTTACCACAACAATCATTTCCACTAAATTGCCAGTTTACTGCACTATTATTTGTTAATGTACAACTATAACATTGTGGGGTTGAGGTTGGAGTTGGAGTTGATGTTGGTTCTGGTGTTGGAGTACTAGTTGGTACCGGTGTTGCAGTTGGTTCTGGTGTTGGAGTACTAGTTGGTACCGGTGTTGCAGTTGGTTCTGGTGTTGGAGTACTAGTCGGTACTGGTGTTGCAGTTGGTTCTGGTGTTGGAGTACTAGTTGGTACCGGTGTTGCAGTTGGTTCTGGTGTTGGTGTTGGAGTTGCAGTTGGACAAGGTATATTAAAAATACATGTTTGATTAAAATCAGCAAAATATAATGAATAATCACCTAAGTAATTTTCGCTAATATAATCGTAAGGAATTATTTGTGAACCTAAATCAATTGTTCCGCCGCTACAAGGTGAAAATGTAATTGTGGCGGTTTGACCACTATAGTTTGTTGTTAATATTTTTATTACTGTTGCCATTTCTATTTATACTTTAATTTTATTTTTAACATTGTTCGCCAGGTGCAAAACCTGTTACTACACCAGTGGATGGATTTACGTTCCACAATGATGTGTTTATGAAAACATAACTATATCCAGTCAACGCATTCGGGAATGTATCAACATAAATTATACATCCAAGTCCGAATTCAAATGAATCGCAATTTGAATATAATATTTGAGGATTTAATGATGAATTACTACAAGCCGCTTCTGCTGTGTTTCCATAACCACAACCTATGTATGAAAATGTTGGTTCTGGTGTTGGTGTTGGTGTAATAGTTGGTTCTGGTGTTGGTGTTGGTGTTGGTGTATAAGTAGGTTCTGGAGTTGGTGTTGGTCCCGATCCTCCACAAGCAATTGCATTATATTCTATTACATAATCCACTTTACCACAACCATCAGGACCACCTGCAATTTCTTCACGTAAATCAATTCCATCACAGAATGTTCTTAATACTGTACCAGGTTCAGGACAAGGTGTTGGTGTTGGTGTAGGTGTTTCGGTTGGTGTTGGTGTACTAGTTGGATTAGGTGTTACTGTTGGTGTACTAGTAGGTTCTGGTGTTGGGGTTGGTGTTGCTGTTGGACATGGAATAGTGAATGTGCAACTTTCATTATTACTCACAAAATATAATAGATAATCACCTAAGTGATTATCATCATTACTTATGTGATTGTAAGGTAACTCATGACTACCTAAATCAATTGTTCCACCACTACAAGGTGAAAATGTTATTTGTGCAGTTTCTCCACTATAATTTGTTGTTAATATCTGAACTGTTGTTGCCATTTTATTTTTATATTATATCGTTGTTATTTCGTAGTTTATATCACAAGTCATATCAAATGGTACGACACTATACGTAATGTCACAGTTTTCACTAGATGGTACCATAAAATATGTGATATCACAAGTCATATCAAATGGTACAACATTATATGTAATATCACAAGATACTATTGGGGTAGGTGTTGGTGTACTAGTTGGTGCTGGTGTTGAAGTTGCAGTAGGTTCCGGTGTTGCAGTCGGTACTGGTGTTGAAGTTGCTGTTGGTTCAGGTGTTGATGTTGCGGTCGGTAACGGTGTTGGAGTACTAGTTGCTAATGGTGTTGCAGTAGGTGTCGGTGTACTAGTTGGCACTGGTGTACTAGTTGGTACTGGTGTTCCTGTTGGTCCATTATTGCTATTTGGGACTATTCTAAGTCCTCCTGTAAATCGTATACCCATAGTATCCTATAAATAGTTTAATTTATTAATAAGAATAAAAAAAGGAGGATTTTTACGTCCTCCTTTTAATTTTATTTTTTTTGTACATTAGAATGTACCACCATCTATTGTATCAGTAAATACTAACCCTCCGTCGGATGATTTGTAACTTAAGAAACCTGAAGCTACAGTACTTCCTACCGTTGTTGAAACTTCACCAAATACGTTGTTCGCATTTTTGAAAGTAACATTAGATTTTGTACTACTTACTAAGTCACTACCATCAGTTGATACAGTTAATGTACCTGCAACTACTGTATTACCTGATACTGATTCAACTGTGAACTTATCTGTATTGAATTGTAATGTTGTACCACTATATTTCAATAAACTATCACCGATTGTATTGTCGGAAGATGCAATTGGAAATGTTCCACTTGTTAAACTTGTTTCACTTCCTAATGTACCAGCTGTTGTTCCAATTACTTTACTTGAATTGTTAGAACCATCAACTGTTAACCAATCATTATTTACTGAGTCCCATAGTAAAGAACCTGATTGATCCGCTGAACCTGAATCATATCCACTGATACCTGCATATCTTTGGAATGGTGAATAAGCGTTTACTAAGATAATATTATCACCGATTTCAACTGTACTTGATTGAATATTAACGTTTGTTGATGAACCTAATACTTGTAAGTTTCCTGATACAAATAGATTACCACCTAACATTGTTGCTGAACCTGAACTTACTGTTAATGAACCTGTGATTGATGTGTTAGAATTAACTTGTAGACCCGCTGCTGTTACCGATGCAGTTACTGCACCACTTGCAATCTTGTCTAATTGTAATCCTGTAACTCCACTTGCTGGAATGTTATATAAACCTGCACCATCACCTGTAAATGAACCTGAAATAGTTCCTGTTGATGTTATTCCACCTTCTACATTTAATACTGTTCCGTTATATGTTAAACCACTTTGACCTTCTACTAAACCTCCTGTTCCTGTTGCGGTTAATAAGTATCCATCAACGTTGTTGTTAATTGTTGCTGCACCTGAAGTACCTGAAGAACCTGCGGTTCCACTCGTTCCAGATGAACCACTAGAACCTGATGTTCCTGATGTACCCGCTGTACCTGAAGTACCTGATGAACCTGATGTTCCTGATGTTCCTGAAGAACCTGATGTTCCTGAAGAACCACTTGTACCAGAACTTCCTGATGTTCCGCTAGAACCTGAAGAACCTGATGTTCCTGATGTTCCGCTAGAACCTGAAGAGCCTGATGTTCCACTTGTACCCGCAGTTCCTGAAGAACCACTTGTACCAGAACTTCCTGAAGTACCTGATGAACCTGAAGTACCACTAGAACCCGAAGAACCTGATGTTCCACTTGTACCGGCCGTTCCTGAAGAACCACTTGTACCTGACGAACCACTTGTACCAGATGAACCATTAGAACCTGAAGTACCTGAAGTACCCGCCGTTCCTGAAGAACCACTTGTACCTGACGAACCACTAGTTCCTGAACTTCCTGAAGAACCACTAGTTCCAGATGAACCAGAAGACCCACTTGTACCTGAAGTACCTGCAGTTCCTGAAGAACCACTTGTACCAGAACTTCCTGATGTACCAGAAGAACCAGATGTACCTCCGGAACCTGATGTTCCTGAAGAACCATTACCACCGACAGTAGCAATTACTTTACCTGCTTGAGCAGATTCAAAGTAAACTGCTAAATTATTACTATCTTGAACTGTAATTCTTGTTGGTATGATTACATTATCGTTTACATCAAATACATTGATTGCTGGATATTTGTAACCTAAATTATGATTGAATGACCATGTTGTTAATGCAGTAAACACTCCTGTTTTTGTTTCTCCTGAAACAATTACTGCGTTCATTGCGTGAGATGCGGTTAAAGCGTAGTTTGCATATGATGCGGTACCTGCGAATTGAGAACTTGAACCTGAAACATATGAGTTAAACGCTGACTCATCTAATTTACCTGTACCTACAGTAACACCATTTAACATCAATGAACCTGTGATGTTAACTGAACCAGTGAATTGGTGAGTATCGTCTAATGTATCACCAAATCTAGTTGAACCTGATTGATATAATATAGATGATGTTACATAATCAATATGTAATTCTTTTGCTGTTAATATACCATCAATATATGTGTCACCATTAACTCTTAATGCACCGTTTGTAATAGATGCACTTACACTTCCACTAACTATTTTATTTAATTCAAGACCTGTAACTCCACTCGCAGGGATATTATATAAACCAGAACCATTTCCTTGGAAGTTAGAACCTGTTGCAACAACCACAGAACCACTTACAGTTAAAATTGAACCGTCAAATTGTAAGTTAGATTCACCATTCACTAATCCATCAACTCCTGTAGCGGTTAATAAGTAATTGTTTGTATTGTTGTCAATTGTCGCCGCTCCTGAAGTACCTGAAGAACCCGCAGTTCCTGATGTACCAGACGTACCAGATGTACCCGCAGTTCCTGATGAACCACTAGAACCTGATGTACCTGACGTACCAGAACTTCCTGAAGTTCCACTTGAACCACTAGTACCAGACGAACCACTTGTTCCTGAAGTTCCTGATGACCCACTTGAACCTGATGTACCTGCAGTTCCTGATGAACCCGAAGTTCCTGATGAACCACTTGTTCCACTAGAACCTGAAGAACCTGAAGTACCACTAGTACCTGATGTACCAGAACTTCCTGATGTACCAGAACTTCCTGATGTACCAGAAGAACCACTAGACCCACTTGTACCAGACGAACCAGATGAACCTGATGTTCCTGATGTGCCAGAACTTCCTGAAGTACCACTTGAACCGCTTGTTCCTGAAGAACCAGATGTTCCAGATGAACCTGATGTTCCACTAGTTCCTGATGTACCGGCTGTTCCAGATGAACCACTACTACCCGAAGTACCTGAAGTACCTGCGGTTCCTGATGAACCAGATGAACCTGAAGTACCCGAAGATGCTGCTGTATATTCTGTTCCGTTTATAAATAAACTTCCTGTTACATTTATTGACCCACTTACATTTGCTTGATTTAATGTTGCAGTTGTACCACTTAAATTTGTAATGGTCATACCTGAAACGGTATTACCTTCTAAGTTACCTGTTAAATCCAATTTACTGTTACCAACATTATCATTATTTAAAATGTATAATGCTTGATCATTACTTGAATAAAATGGTGTACCGTCTAAAACTGAACCGTAAGTTCCCGCTACAATTGTTGGTGCAGCAGCTCCTGAGTAAATTTTAGATACAGCATTAAACGCACCTGCAACTCCTTCATTACCTATTACCGGTGAACCGATAAAGATAAAAGGACCTTGTAAGTCGTTAACCGAACCTGAAGCGATGATTAATTCACCATTTCTTGCCGTTGTGTTTTTGAGGGTTGATATCGAACCCCTCCTGTGTTTGATAATTTGTGCCATCTATTGTGTGGTTTTTCTTTTAGATAAATACTTTAGTTTTAATCATCTACGAATTATTTCTATTATTTTTTTATAAATTATTCAAAATTTCCTAAATCAATCACTGTATTATTACTTCCTGAAGTCGTTTCATTAAAAATGACCTTTTCACTATTGAATTTTAAGGATGCTGATAGTATTTGAGAGTTAATATATGCTTGAACAATATTCATAGTTCCTGATACAATTAATGAATCCATTAACAAATCAGTTGAACGTAATGTGGTTGTACCATTAACTATCAAATCTCCATCAATTATAACCGAACCTGTTGTTTTTAATGATCCTGTAAATTGATGAGTATCGTCTAATGTATCTCCGAACTTTGTTGATCCTGACTCATACAATATAGAAGACGTTACATAATTGATATTTAACTCTCTTGCAGTAATTGTACCGTCAATAACAACGTCAGTATTAACTTTTAAAATACCATCTTCCAAAGAAGCACTTACACTACCACTAACAATTCTATCTAATTGAAGCCCAGTAACTCCACTTGCCGGTACGTTGTAAAGACCCGCACCATCACCAACAAATGAACCACTTATAGTTCCGTTGTTAACAGTTAAGTCTCCTGTATTAATAACTAAATCACTGTTTGTTAAGTCAACTGTTCCGTCAAACATGTAGAAATTGGAACCGCTTGTTAAGTAGAACGATGAGCTATCCGTCATAATGACGTTAGAGTCAACAACACCTAACTGTGAAGTAATATCTAACGAACCAGTAATTTGAACGTTATTTGTTGTAGCCCATACACTTCCTGTTAAGGCGAATAGACTATCACCTGAAGAACCAGAACTACCAGATGTACCAGAAGAACCACTTGTACCCGAAGTACCTGAAGAACCACTTGTTCCAGACGAACCACTAGTTCCTGATGAACCCGATGTACCAGAGGTTCCTGAACTACCACTAGTTCCTGAAGAACCACTTGTTCCAGATGTACCAGAACTTCCTGATGTACCAGATGTACCAGATGTACCAGATGTACCTGATGTACCGCTAGAACCTGAAGTACCAGAACTACCGCTAGTTCCTGAAGTACCACTAGTTCCACCAGAACCTGAAGTACCAGAAGAACCACTTGTACCAGATGTGCCGGCACCACCTACAGTTGCAACTACTCTACCTGATTGAGGTGAATTAAAATAAACTTCTAAATTATCTTGGTCAACAACATGTATATCTGAAGGAATTACTACGTTATCATCCGCATCAAATACATTTATTACGGGATATTTCTCATGTAAATTATGGAAGAAAGACCATGTACTTTGATTGATAAATGATTGTTGTACGTTTGCACCTGATACAATAATAGCATTTAAAGCATAAATTGCATATGATGCGGTACCTTCTAATGAACCTGTAATACCATCACTAACATTTAATGAACCCGTAATTTGAATGTCGTTTGTTGTTGACCAAAACGATCCCGTTTGTCCAAATAAACTATCTCCACTTGTACCGCTAGAACCTGATGTACCAGAACTACCAGATGTTCCACTAGAACCTGATGTACCACTCGTACCGGATGTTCCTGAACTACCCGATGTACCAGAAGTACCACTAGAACCTGACGTTCCACCCGTACCACTTGTACCTGATGTACCATCAACACCACTTATACCAGATGAACCACTTGTGCCGGATGTACCAGAACTACCAGATGTTCCACTTGTACCAGAACTTCCCGATGTACCACTAGAACCAGAAGTTCCAGATGAACCTGAAGAACCGCTTGTACCAGAACTTCCTGAAGTTCCACTTGTACCAGACGAACCACTAGTACCTGATGTTGATGCATTATAAGATGTTCCGTTGATGATTAAATCTCCACCGCTAATTTCTAATCTTGAACCAGTGATATAAACAGAGCCAGTGAATTGGTGAGTATCGTCTTGTGTATCACCAAATTTTGTACTTCCACTTTGATATAAAATTGAAGAAGTTACATAATCAATATGTAATTCTTTAGCTGTAATTGTTCCATCAATGTATGTGTCACCATTTACTCTAAACGTTCCGTCTGATTGAATGGACGCACTTACACTACCACTAACTATTTTATTTAACTCTAATCCCGTTACACCTGAAGCTGGTATGTTATATAAACCCGCACCATCTCCGAAGAAAGCTGCAGTAATAAATCCACCATTTTCAATAATGATATTACTACCACTTGTTAATATTAATGATGAACTATCAGTTAAAAATAAACTTGAATCAAAAATACCCGCTCCACTTGATACTGTTAATGAACCTGTAATTGATGTGTTTGTATTAATTTGTAAACCATCTTCGTCAATAGATGCTGTGGCACTTCCACTAGCAATTTTATCTAATTGAAGTCCTGTAACCCCGCTTGCTGGAATATTATATAAACCAGCACCATCACCAAAGAAAGCTGCGGTAATGAAACCACCATTTTCAACATATATATTTGATCCACTTGTTAAAATAAGTGAACCACTATCAGTTAAAAGAATATTAGCATCACTTACACCCAATTGTGAAGAGACACTTAAAGAACCTGTAATTTGAATGTCGTTTGTTGTTGCCCAAAAAGAACCTGTCTGAGCAAATAAACTATCACCACTAGTTCCTGATGAACCAGATGTACCTGAACTACCACTAGTTCCTGAAGAACCGCTTGTACCTGATGTACCAGAACTTCCTGAGGTTCCACTAGAACCTGACGTTCCTGAAGTTCCACTAGAACCAGAGGTTCCTGAACTACCCGATGTTCCACTAGTACCTGATGTACCAGAACTTCCTGATGTACCGCTAGAACCTGATGTACCTGATGTTCCAGAACTACCTGAAGTGCCAGATGAACCACTCGTTCCACTACTACCAGAAGTACCACTAGTACCTGATGTACCACTTGAACCAGAGGTTCCTGAACTACCCGATGTTCCACTAGTACCTGATGTACCAGAACTTCCTGATGTACCACTTGTACCGGCAGTTCCCGAAGACCCACTTGTACCAGAACTACCTGAAGTGCCTGATGTACCTGCAGTTCCTGAAGAACCACTTGTACCTGATGTACCACTAGAACCTGAAGTACCAGATGAACCACTTGTACCTGAAGAACCACTTGTACCAGAACTACCTGATGTACCACTAGTACCTGATGTACCAGATGTACCGCTAGAACCACTTGTACCTGATGTACCACTAGAACCTGATGTACCACTAGAACCTGATGTACCACTAGAACCTGAAGTACCACTAGAACCCGAAGAACCTGATGTACCGCTAGAACCACTTGTACCTGAAGAACCACTTGTACCAGAACTACCTGATGTACCACTAGTACCTGATGTACCAGATGTACCGGAACTACCACTTGTACCTGCAGTTCCAGATGTTCCGCTAGAACCGGAGGTTCCTGAACTACCCGACGTTCCACTAGTACCACTACTACCTGATGTACCACTAGTGCCAGCGGTTCCTGATGAACCAGATGTACCTGCGGAACCTGATGTTCCTGATGAACCATCAACACCACTTATACCTGAAGAACCACTTGTACCAGAACTACCTGATGTACCACTAGTACCGCTTGTTCCAGATGAACCAGAAGTTCCACTAGAACCGCTTGTACCTGAAGAACCAGATGTTCCACTCGTTCCTGATGTCATCGCACTAAATGTAACTCCATCTATAATTAAATCACCACTATTAATGTTTAATGATCCTGAATGTATAAAAACTGAACCTGTGAATTGGTGTGTATCATCATCAGTGTCACCAAATTTAGTTGAACCTGACGAATATAAAACAGAAGATGAAACAATCGTTACATTATACTCTGTTGCGGTAATTGTACCATCAATGAATACATTTGTGTTTATTCTTAAATCACCTCCTTCCAATGACGCACTTACACTACCTGATGTAATTTTAAATAATTCTAATCCCGTTACTCCACTTGCTGGAATGTTATATAATCCACTACCGTCACCACTAATTGTACCTTCTTCAACATTTAACGAACCAGTTATTTGAAGGTCATTAGTTGTAGCATAAAAAGATCCCGTTTGTTGAAATAGTGAACTTGCAGCCTGAAAATCTGCTAATTCAGTAATCGTATTACCAATAATATCATCAATCCAATAACCTAAATTTGTAAATGCTCCTTCGTTTTGTTGGAGATTTCCCAATTTAGCCGCTCCATCAATGACTTCATAAAAGATACCGTTTTGATTTTCATCGGGGAAATTATTCGGTGGATCATAATTAGAATTTATATATTCTCTTAAATTAGTATCTCTTAATTCAATAATTGCCTCAGTGTCTGTAATTCCCGTAACCCCTATAACATCATACATTTTTGATGTTGGTAACGCAAATTTCATACCAATAGTGATATCATTTGCGTTATATAAATTAAGATTCAAATTTGAATCGGGATATGCACCTTGTTGGGGTATGATTGTGAAATTACATATGAATGACATGTAAACACCATCGTATGTGTCTAAAGAGGAATATGTTTCGTTTGGTATTGTTGTACCAAAATCTATACTACCAATTAATAATTTGTCAGGAGCCTCTAATGCCATTTTATTTTTCTATATTAAGTTGTTATACCAAATGTTATTATTACGTTCGTACTTCCTCCCGTTGCCGCACCTGTGTTTGCTGACGATACGGAATATAAAACCATACCGGTCCAATTACCACCCGAATATTGTTGAAAAACACTGTGTTGAGCAGTGCTAGTTGCATTTGGTGATTTAGATAAAACCTCCGTACCATTAACACCATGTGTCATTATATTCACTATAGGTTGTGATTGTAAACCACTTGGTCTACCAATTTGTAATCTATTTGTTGTTGGTATTGTAAATGACCACCCTAAAGCTTCAAGAGCTGATTTATTTTCACCATTAGGACCTAAAACACTCGCAATTGGTGTAGTGGCATCGGTGGATCCTCCTGTCATATTCAATACCACCTGATATCCTTTTATTGTTGCATCAACATATAAAGGTGATGTACCAGAAGTTCCTGAAGTACCCGCACTACCGCTAATTCCTGAAGTACCTGATGTACCATTAATACCCGATGTACCTGACGTACCGTTAATACCTGAAGTACCTGATGTTCCTGAGGAACCGTTAACACCTGATGTACCTGATGTACCATCAACTCCCGATATACCTGAAGTACCTGAAGAACCATTACTACCACTAGAACCTGAAGTTCCGGCACTACCACTTATACCAGATGTACCTGAAGATCCGTTACTTCCTGACGTACCTGATGTACCATTAATACCTGATGTACCTGATGTACCATTAATACCTGATGTACCTGATGAACCTGAAGTACCCGATGTTCCATCAATACCAGATGTACCTGTAAGACCTGGTTCACCTAAAACAATTAATAAAAATTCGTCATCACTTGATGGGTCATTACCTCCAACGGCAATTTGTGATACTGTGTAGTTCTCAAAACCAGACTCATATGGTGAAACTGATGTAATTTGTAATATTTTAAAAATTGATGGGTCAGTTGCCTTAATCAATTTTAATATTGTACCGTTAGTTAAACTATCTAAATAAGTTGAAAAATCAACATTTGGTGAAAAACTAAAATTTCCAAAAGATATACTTGTTGTTGATAAACCCCAAGAGGATGTGTTTAATTTAAAATATCCGTTATTTGGGTTAACATTTGTATTTGTATTTGTATTAAACTTCCAAATTGCTAAATGTCCTTGATAACCATCGTTACCTATTGTACCTCCACCTGTTATTTGAACTGTTATATTTCCTCCACCATTATCAACTACAGTTGCACCACTAAATGTGATTCCTGAAATATTTGTAATTGGTGAACCACCTTGTTCTTTTACATAAATTGATGATGATGTTCCTGAAGAACCACTTGAACCTGATGATCCGCTTGAACCTGAAGAACCGCTTGAACCTGAAGTTCCTGAAACTCCTCCCGTACCACCACTTAAGATATTAACTCTCACATCACCATTACCTAAATTAGTAATTGATGCACCCGAAAAAACTATTCTATCAACCGATGTAACAGTTGTTGAGTTGTCGGTTACAGTTAATGCAGTTCCACCACCTCCACTTGTTCCACTTACGCCTGAAGCATATAAATTAACTGTCCAATCATTATGAGCACTACCACCTGAAACTTCAGTAACTAAAAATCTTAATGAACCGTTTGTTGGATTATATGAAATTACACGACCAATTAAATAATCGTTTATATCATATGCAACAATAATCATCTGACCTAAAGAATAGGAAAGACGTAAATCAACTGTTATAGTAATTTCACTTCCGACAAATTCATCAATGTCATCAATGTATGTTGTTGAAGTTGTTAGATAAACCGCTCCTGAAGTACCTGACGTACCAGAAGAACCTCTAGCTCCCGATGTACCCGAAGTACCTGATGTACCAGTTAAACCACTTGATCCTGATGAACCACTTGATCCACTTGTTCCTGATGTACCGTTAACACCATCTAATCCATCACTACCTGAAGTACCCGATGAACCAGATGAACCGTTAGTACCATTAACACCTGATGTGCCCGATGTTCCTGAAGAACCTCTAGCACCAGATGTACCTGATGTACCGCTAGAACCTGTTGCACCGTTACTACCTGATGTTCCTGAAGAACCGCTTGAACCTGAGGTTCCACTACCATTACCTGTTATATTATTACCGTTTACAATTAAACTATCGGCATATATTGTGGATAATGGAGTTGACTCAGAACCAAGGTTGACTGTTGACCCTGATGGAACATATTCACTATTGATTTGGTCCCAATTAATCTGTTGTAATGCCATTTTATGTAAAGTCTTTTACATAAATACTTTTATTCTACTTATGAGCATAAAAAAAGAGGTATTTACCTCTTTTTTTTTCTAAATGTGTTTTTTTATTATATTAATTGCTTCTTCGTCACTCATAAAATCAACTCCAGCAACATATACAGGACCCGTATCTAAGTTTTCTTTTTTAATATAAACCGTAGGTAATGAGTTATGTCCAGTCTGATTTACTACCTCGTTCCAAATTTTTTGGTTATTTGTAATTTCAATTTCAGTATATGGTATTGATTCAATTCTCAATCTTTTTTTTAAAGATTTACAATGAATACAATCATTTAAAGTAAATAAAATTATAATATTAGACATAATTCTACAAAGTATCTAAAATATTAGTGTATACACTATCAATATTAGCACCAACTGAACGGTTTACTAATGTAGTTCCGTTATAAATCATTACGGTTGGAACTGTAGTAATGTTTAATTCTCTTGCAGAATCCATATTTTCTTCAATATCCAATTTAACAAAGGTAATATCTGAGTATTTGTTTGACAAATTTGATAACCTTGGTGTTAGTGCCTTACATGGACCACACCATGTTGCTGTATATTGAACTAATACTTTATTTCCTTGTGATAACAATTGTGATAATTGTGTTGCGTTTACGTTTTGCATTTTTTAATTTTAAAATCCTATTTTATTTCCTTTTGAGGATGTTTTATAGACTTCAGTGTCTATGTTATAAATATCAGCTAAGACCATACCTTCCTCAACTGTGTGATTTTTTTTCAAAGATTTCAAAAGTTTGTTGGTATCGTCAACTGAAAGTCTCTCAAATTTATGTTCGGCGATTAAACGACCTTTACGAAGTAAGGCTTGGTCAATTTTTTCTCTCTTCATATTGAAAGTTGCAATCACTTGAATATTCAAACAATCTCCCAAAATACCATCCGTTAAGTTAAGGATATTAGACACTCCTGCAGGTGAACCATTACCTTCTCTATCTGAAATAACCCTTTCCGCATCCTCAATAATTAGAATTGAGTTCTTATGGTCCATTAAAAACGGAATGATTGTTGGTTCAGATAACATCTCAGCCATTGACGGTGGTATGAAAAGTATGTCTTTATCTTTAATTAAACTTGTGAGATATTTGATGTAAGATGTCTTTCCCGTGCCAGGGTCACCGTGAAGTAAAATAATCCCTTTGTCGTTTGTCTTGTTTAACCTATCAATAATAACCTTATGTATTTTTTTAAAGTCCTTACCATAGTTTAATTCTAAATCAATTGGTGGTACCATTAAATCATAGTCTTCGGTATCCAAATGACCCATTTCACTTTTTACCAATTGGATACTTGCCTTTTTCTTTTTTGTTTGAAATTTTTTCAAAGAATCCAAATCAAGTTGATTACCAATTTCTCCATTTTCAATAGAATAAGCAAAATCTAAATTAAGATTACCTATTGTTAATTTGTCAACAGATGTATTTGTTTTAACAATTATTTTTTTATCCTTATGTACAAACATAGATTGTGAAAAAGAATCATAACTTCTATTATTTGTTAATATTCTCAATTCTTCCACAAAACCCATCTTCATTAATTCGGTAATAACCAAAGGGTTATAAAGAATTTTACTATTACTAAATTTTGACGGTAATTTATCAAATAAAATTACATAGTACTGTTCCGTTGGTATTTCATTGCCGTAAACCGTATCGTATAGTGGGTAATTAACCGAAAACTTTTTTTCCATGTGGTAAATGTAACAAAAATAAATTTAGAAATAAAATTAATTCAAACAAATCTTTCCAAAATTAGGATACTCAATAAAAATATTTGAGTTTTCTCCGATTGTAATGTCTATGTCTTCTGTGGGTCTAACAAAAGGTTTTTTGTCTGACGTAATTTTCAATACTAAAATTGTTTTTCTTAATAATTCAAATTGTTCTTTGTTTAACATTACTTCACCATTTGTTTCAAAATTTTTTTGTGAAATTTCTGATAAATGTTTATAAAATAATTCTTCATCTGCGTTTCCTAAAAAATATTCACGAGCCTCTTGGTTAGTTTCAAAATAATGTTTAACTGATTGAATATATATTAAAACTTCGGGAGATAGTTTTTCCATTAAGGTTTTTGAATTTGTTCCAAAGTTAATGAAACTGCTGTATTTCTCCCAAATATTTTTATTTCTACGTCAATCTTATCTCCCTTAATGTCAGATATAACACCTTCAAATGTTTTAAATGGACCTTCTGAAACGATAACACTTTCTCCAATAACAAATTTTAATTTTTTACTTTCAATATGTTCTTCTAATGTATCGTCTTTTAAGATTCTACGAACATCGGTTTCTTTTAATAACAATGGCATCTTATCACCCATCATACCCATAATATTTGGAATTGTTGATATTACTTTCAATTGCTCTTCCATTAATCTTTTTGGTGCTTCAAAATATAAGTAACCACTATATAAGACTTTTTCTCTTATTACTTTTTTATTTTTAACCACAACAAACTCTTTCTCTGTTGGACACACGAATCTAACAATATTACTAATCCTTCCAAGAGATATCTCTTTATTAAATTGTTCAGTTAATGATCTTTCTTTTCCTGGTAATACTTTTACCACATACCAATTGTTTTCCATAATTTTTAATATTATTAGTAATTCATTATTAAAACTTCAATTCCTTCGTTTTGTGTTCCGTCTTTTTTAGCTGCCGCAGCCTTTTTAAAACTTTTTTCCGACCATTTATATTGTTCCTTAGGGAACCATTCTAAAAGTTTTGGAAACTCGTAATAAGATAAACTAAATTTACCTTTCATATTTTTTAAACACGTGGCTAATCTTTCGTGAGTTTCAATTGTAAAAATATGATTTGAATAATATCCTTCAGTTTTATAATATGGTGGATCCATATAATAATATGTTGTTGGTGAATCATATTTTTCAACAACATCTTGGAAATCCATATTTTCAACAAATGTAATCTTATCAAAATGTTCCCTATATTTTGGGTGTTTCAATTTATCCAAAAATATTAAAACTTTACAGCGATATTTTCCTTTATAATCCATATACGATGCGGTTTCTGGTTTTGAACCTGAAAAAACTTGTGTTAGTACATAGATATACTTACAAGCAATCTCTAAACTATTTTCATCGGTAATTACTAAATCATCATTGAACACTTCTTTCTGATATTGATTAAACATCTCAGCGTACTCAGGTGGTGTGTCCTCAACTTTCAATTGTTGACATGGGTATTTTAATAGTTCCGTATGTAGAACATCATATTGTTTAGCCCATTTCATTAAATTAGAGTTTAGTCTATTATAATCATTGTAAACTACTGTCTTTAAATTGGGGTACTTACTTAAATCCATATTAAAGAATACCCAAAACATACCTGAAAATCCCTCTACATAGGTTTCAATATCTTTTGGAATATGTGGTACAATCCATTTACCTATACGTGCCTTACCTCCAATATAACTTATCATTTAACATTATTTATAATAAAATATACTCAAAATATTTTAAAAAGAGAAATTAAATGTATATATTTTAATATGGGATGTACAAAATGTAAAGAAAAAAGGGATATTAAGGAGGAAATGATAAAGTCGGGAGAATTCATAAATAAGGGAATCATTTGGTTTGCTATCGGATGGTCTTTACTTGGAATTTACGGTTTAATCACACTAATATCAAAAATATTATGAGTAATAAAAAATATTCAATAGTTCTCTTTTGTAATAAAAAGAGAGTTAGTGTTTTATACAGTTGTATGAAAAGAACAACCGTATATGAATATTGGAGGGAATTTAAAACTCAACTTAGACCAAGGTATATAAAACAACAAACTGGTACAAGAAAAAATAAGGATTTATTATATGAATTAGCTCTCATATTTCCTAACAATAGATGGGCAACCGCAACATGGGTGAAGGATAGTTTAGGTAGAAATCAAGAAGCAAAAATAGAAAACGATAAATTAAGAATAAAAGAAATTATACCCTATTGGAAAGAGGAATTAATTTATGATTTTAATTTGAAAAAAAGAATTAGGTATCATCAAATGTTAGAATACATTCTTTCAATCTCAGAAATTACACAAATTTTCATATTAAATAAAAATCTATTTGTACAAATTGAAAATGATGTGAGACTTTTTGGTAATAAAAATAAAGAGGACGCTGAGAGATTACTTGAATTAGTTAGAGAAGATTTAATAAATAAAAAAAGGGGTAATTTCTTTTTTGTAAAAGACATTAACACCCATCAAAGAAAACTTCTATATAAACTACTTGAATCTAAAGGATTTAATCGTAGAGAATTATTTAGACACTACTCGTATTAAAAACAATATCTACACCACCTATTCTTATACTAAATGTATTTTGTGGTTTATCCATCTTCCTACCGTATTTTTTTTGTATGAGTTGGAATGTTTTCATAAAATCCTCTTCTGACATTTCTAAAACTATTGTGTTAGTTTCGGTCTCACAATTTATTTTTTCTAATAAGTCAGATATAATTGCTAATTGGTTTAATAAATCACCTTTTTTTTCCATAACCTAATATCTTTAATATCTTTTCTATTATAGATATCCTCTTTTTTGGTTTTGGTTTAAACATTTCTGTTTTATCCAATTTTTTTATTTCATTAATCATCAGATTCTTCTGATTCTGTATCTCCATCTTGTCCTTCTCCATCTCCTTGTCCAACCACTCCTTCGCTTGTTGTAATCTCTTGTCCATAATTACTCATTAGATTTATGTCTTTTAATTTATCTAGTGACTCATTTTGAAATAACTGTTGTAATTCCTTAACTTTTTGTTGAAATAATCTTTGTTTCTCCTCTTCTTCTTTATTCTTGTGAACAATTTCATTTGCACACGCAAATACGACATCGTAACCATTTTGTGTTGATTGTGTAACTAAAGAAATAAGATTAAACTTTTCATTCTTATCTTGAACTTTAATTGATATTGAACTATACGGTTTTACTACCTCATCATATTTCCATGTCAAAGGTAATTTTATATCTAAACTAACATTCTCTTGAACTTCTCTCAATGAATGAAAGTGTGGTCTTAATGTTTTTATATTTTCAAACACGTTGTTAAATTAAAATGTATGTTATTATGAATGATAATGAAATCAATAATAAAGTATCTTCAACCTTAGTTAATTTCATTTGTTCGGGATTTTCTTGTGTAAGTTTAATAACAAACTCAAGAAAAAATCGTAATGTGTATATAATACTCAATACGAAAAAAAATAGTTTAATCTGTTCCATCATGTTTTTTCATTTCTTCAAGAATCTCTTTACGATATACACCAATCAATTGTTTAATTTCTTGAGCGTATTTTCTCGCCCTAATTGATGCACTACGATTACCTTTCTCATATACCTTTTGAGTATCCACCGACATCTTCTCTACGAGTTCCTTGATTTTCTGTAGGGTTTCCATAATTTATTTCGGTTTTTAATACGAATATATGGAAAAAATTTTACTTTTTCAAGTTTTGATCTAACAATTTATATATTTCAGTTAACATGTCCAATTCGGACCTGGTTTTCCTATGTTCAAAATGGAATAAAATATAAAAGTATTCCTTTATTCTCATTACATTACCATCCAATTGATTATAATAATATGCCTCCAAGAAAAAACTCCAAAAATAATTGTAGGCGGTTCCCCTTTCTTTAAAATAAATTTTTTCGTGACCGAAATTTTCTATGGTTTTATCCCAACACCAAGTAAAGTGGTTTTTTTGGTCGGTTTCGGTATCAGTAACCTCAGGACCTAAATAGGTTTCATTAATTAAATCATATAATGACACAACAAATTCATGAAAAAGTTCTGTTTTTTCATAACTTACATTGTAAGCCTTAAACCACACATCAATTTGTTGTCTATAATTTTCGGAAGTTATAAATTCCAAATATCCTTCTTTATGTTCCATAACTCATTATATATTAATAATATAAGGAGAAAAGAAAATAAAAAAAAGGATATTACTGAGTTTTCTTATCGTAAGTGAAAATCTTTTTCATTTTCTCCAATTCTTCATTAAGAACATTTGTGAAACTTACTTTAGACTCATTCATTGTTGGTACAGCCTCTTTTTTATATAATACTCTTTCTTCCTTATCTTTTTCTCTATCCTTAATTTGTTTTTCCATTTTTTTAACGGCGTCTTTTGATGCAACTACATTAGCAACATCTTCAGAACTATTACCCATTAATTTATCACCTTCAATCGCCATCTTTAATCTTTTCTTAAATTGTTCAGATGGTTCATTATCATAATCTAAATTTTGTAAACCCGCAAAATTCTTTGCAACTTCCTCATCTTCTTCTTTGGTATTTTGTCTTGCAACTTTTTCACCTTTACCTATTTGTTTAGGGAATTCAGGATTGTCGTTACCTTCCACAGAAACCGCTTTTTTAATTTTTTGATCAACATCTGACAAATTAGCTTTATTTTCTTTACCGCTTTCAGTATGTGCTTTATTATATGCATTTAAACCTGGCACCGATTCTGTTACCATTTTAGCAATTAATTCTGTCAATTCAGTTTCAGTTAAACGTAATATTTTCTTTTTCTTAGATTCATTCATTTCACTACCACATTCACAAAGTTCTTTACCACATTTTTCACATGTTTTCTTTTCTTCTTCCATATATGAACCACCACATTCATCACACTCTTCCTCTTCTTTCATTTCTTTACTCCAACATTCTTCTACATCATATTCTTTACCATCTACTGTAAATGTTTTTTCACCTGCATCTTTTGCGGATTTAAGAGCTCCTGAGAATGCATTTCCTTCCATTGGTTGTTTTTCTGTATTTTCCATATTGTCTGTTTCTTCTAATTGGTCATTAATTTCATCTAATTTGTTCATCATATCGTCATGTGACTCATAAACACCTTTCTCTATAATCAACTCTTTTCCTGGATGTTTTTCTTTGTAGTCAGGTAAAGCTTCTTCAGCCTCTTCTTGAGATTCAAATGTTGCTAAGGGTAAACCTTCACATTTAATGTGATATTTCTCCATTTTACCCATTTCATTATCTTCCATTATGGTTCTTTTAACCTCCTCTGAAATTACTGATTCTATAATTTGTTTTAATTCACTTACTTTCATATCTAAATAAATATCTGTTTAATCTCATTTAATACAATATTTTCCACCTCTTGATGTGAAATTCCGTATTTTTTTGATACATGTGTTATTGCTTCTTGTATTTCTTGGTCTTCTTTAATGAATTCTATTGCACCAGTATTACCTTGATTACAATATGGGAACTTCTTACACTTCTCTTTAACCTTGACAAAAACACTATCTGGTCCTCCCCATTTAGGAAAGTTTTTATCTTTAACCGCTCTACCTTGATATTCACTACTTGGTCCGTCTATCTTTAATGGATTCTTACGTCCTCCCTTTGTTGTCTTACCAAATGCCGGTACATCAAATGCACCTGAAGATGACGAAGTTGTTGCTTCTTCCACTTCCTCTTCTTCGTTTAAATCCATATTTGGGATGTGTGATATCTTTCTTTTAACTGTACTTGATTTACCAAATAATGGTGCTGAATATGCTCCTGATGAACTTGAGTCAGTTTCTTTAGCTTCAATCTTTTTCATTTTCGTGTAGTATGATGGGTCTTCCGATAAATGGTTTGTATCAATTTCGTGATTCTTTTCTTTATTATCAAAATTATTTTTTATTAATTCTATATGACCTTCTCCCACAGTCGCTATAACTCTATAACCTTTTTTCCTATAATTTTTAATTTTGGTTACTAAATTTTTATCTCTAATATAATTGAAGACATCGGTTAATTTACTCAATTCAGTCTCAGGTTTTCCTGTATCTTTAGGAAAACACAAGTTATACATTAGTTCAATATCTTCTTCGTCTGGTGTTTTTGGGTTTTTTATCCCAAAACTTTTTATCCATTCAATTCCTTCGTCATTTAATAAATGTGACATTTCTTGTGGGTAACTGGTTTGTCCAACAATAATCACATAAATCGCTGCCATTACTTTGTTAGGTGATAATGACGTTTCTGATTGCATTTCTTTAAAAAGTGATGATTTTGGATTTGTAACATTTGTTTCTTTACCATCCCAAGAATCATTTATAAAATTGGTGAAATATGTTTGTAATTCATTTTGAATTGCTTCTTGTTCACCTCCCTTTTCATATATGTTATCATCGTCACCACCCTCACCCATAAAAACTATTTTATCATTTGGGTTGAAATTTTTTTTAACATAATTTGAAACCTTATCAACATCATCCATGTTATAATGTTGAACTCCAAAAATTAAAGAATCTCCAATTTTTAAAATTTTCATTACTTAACCGATTTTAATGCACTCTCCCAAAATGACTTTCTTTGCCATAATGTTTTAAATAATTCAACCACTACCTTAGTTGATAGGTCAACTATCTTATC